GAGATAGTCGTGGTTGCCCCGCTAGTGCCACCTGTTATGGTTTCTCCGGATGTGAAAGTACCCGTAGGAATTGTTAGCGTAACGGTTGTTGAGCTTGGTTTAGTGATTATAGAAGCGGTAACACCGCTAGAAGAACCAGTAATAGTTTCTGCGACGCTTAGACTGCCAGACGCGCCCACCGTCGCTGTAATAGTCCCGACAGGGTAGTCAGAAATACCGGTTGCAAGCGTTTGGCTTACTTGTTCTATTGTCCAACGATTTAAGCCCCTGTTAGCCCAATCTGCGAACAAAAAATTTAGGGAACGGCGGGCAGTCACCGAGTCATAACCCGTTCGGTACTCCAGCCCGCATCTTTCAAAAGCCTCTTCAACGTAATCCGCTACGTTGGGCTCAAAATCTTTAGATCCAGAAACCGCCATATCAAGTCAACCTTTATCCCCAAAGAGCGGTTTTTACAGCAACTCCTAAGTGACCTAGAACCAACAGTCCAACCGCCCATAAAACTCTTTGTATACCATCTATAGCTTTTTGTAGGTGGTACAAATCGTTACCTTTAATCGTATCCAGCTTCTGGTCCAGAAGCTTTAACTCCCCACGTATTTCCTGAATGGCTAGTTCATTTTTATGGGAAGGCTCCGCCATCGCATTAGTGCTGCTTTAAGCAGTGCAAAACAATGGAGTAGGTGTCGCCGCTACTGTGGCCTACAGTCGTAAGCTGTATGTCTCCGGTGTTGCCCCCGGAAGCGGCAACATTCGGCAATCCACTGATATCACTGTAGTCTAAAGTATCCGAGTAATCCGCAGGAAGTTCGGCTGCTATGACATCAGTAGAAGCGTCCCAAAGAAGCTTCACGCCCATGCCCACATTGGTAAACGTGATTTTCTTAATTCTAACACCCGTGCAGGCAGTACCATCCTGCAAAGATGAAAGTTCTGAAACATCAACTTTGGTGACTGCGCTTTCGCCCGTCCCATCGCTGGTATTTGTCAGATAGAAGATAGCCTCTCTAGGGCCGTCTACTACCGTAGTTGCAGTTACCGCATCAGCCATTTGATCCTCCTTAAAAGGGAGGAGTCTCCCCCTCCCTTATTCAATTATGCAACCTGGACATATTCAATAATGAACGTAAAGGATCCAGCGGTAGTTGCATCCACGGTGTTGGTGATGTTGCAGTAGATGGTCCGCTCTGCCGAGGTGTACTGAGCAGAAGCAGGGGCAGTGG